TTAGTGGATCCCATCGGGTCGAGGCAGATGAAGTCGAGCGAGTATGAGTAGCAGTGGTATCCGCTGACCTCCGGGACGACGGGTGCGGTGAAGTACGGGTTGACCATGGAGAAGTAGTCGGCGCCCATCTGTCCGAGACGGTTGGTGTTTTCGTAGACGAGGGAGCATCTGAGGAGGGGGTCGACCTGGTACTGTCCGCTGAACTTGAGCGGGCAAGCGGTGAGATCACCCATCTGCGGCGAACCGGTAGTGTATGTGGAGAGTTCGTTGGCGAGGGTCGTGTTCTGGATGGCGAAGAAGAGGACCTTGATGGCGTGGGAGAGGCGGAGGTCGATGGAGACGGACGACTGGGTAGCCGGGGTGACCGTGACATAGTTGGCCATCTGCGCCTGTTCGATGAGGATGTCGCGGGGAGCACAGGCCATGCGCTTACGTTCGTCGTTGGAGACGATCGCGTAGTTGGCCCAGACCTGGACGGACTCGAAGGTCGGTTCCACAGCGTTGAGGAGGTTGGCTGCAACGGCATTGCTGCGGTAGACCGAGTTGGCCGGCGCGAGCGTGACGTTGCGCTCGGAAATGAGGAGCTCACTCCAGTTGCGGAAGGTGAAGTTGATGCGCATTTCGTTGTACGGAAGAGCCGCGGTCGGGAGGGCGACGCCCGAATCCCGGGAGTAGAAGAACGGGAGAGGGAGGTTGAGATACGTGACCGTCGGCTGAACAGAAGCGTCGAGTAGGCCGCCCGCAAGATTGTTAAGCGACGGTGGAAGGTTTCCGGCAATCGCGCAGGTGTTGGTGAGCGCGACCGTATTACCGATCATGTTGTTGTAAGCAAGCTGCTTGCCCTTCGGGACGGTGAAGGCCGCCCAGAAGTCGAGGTGGATGTTGTCGAAGCGTGCCGCGACGAGGTCGTTGAAGGTAATCGCGCACTCCTTGATGAGGTTATGCATGAAATTACGCGTCCAGCGAAGACGGGTAGCGGCGGCGGCGGAGACCTGATTCAGACCGACGCGGAGCCAGGTCTGGAGAAGATAATCACCGGCGCGCGAGATGCTGACGGACCAGTTCTGACCAAACTTCGGCTGACCGGACGCGTTGGACAGGATGACCGGAACCTGAGTGAACCAGGTCGACTTGCACGTAGTGCGAACAAAGTATGCGACGGCATCACCGCAGCCGTACATGTACTTTTCGAGCTCGTCGTAAGTGGCGAGATCAATGAAGCCAGAGGTAATATTTGAGGATTGGATAGAGCTCATTGTTTTATATTACCCAATATATTTTTTTTAAGTAAAAATTAAATACGATCGCTATAAAACTGGGAAGCCAATTGTTCCTCCTGAGACTCTGACGATATTATAGTTAACACACGACAGGTAAAATTCGTATGTTTGTCTTATATTTACGCCAGACCCGTTTGCTCCTCCTGGCGCTTCTGCCAGTCCTCCAGTAAGGGGGAGGGTAGTTGCAGACCCTGTTAGCAAAGTATTCGCCGCGATAGCAAGCTCTGTAGCAATAGGAATAATGCTGACGTTGCTAAGTTTACCGTAGTTTGTAGAACCCATAGGATCTGGGCATATGAAATCTAGAGAATATGAATAGCAGTGGAATCCGGACACAGTAGGAACTGCCGGAGCATGATAGTATGGATTTACGAGACTGTAGTAGTCTGCCCCCATATTTGCCATACGCGCCGTATTCTCATACACAATACTCACAGTGTCTATAGGATCTACCGCATACTGGGAGTGATACTTGGCAGAAACCTGAGTAAGATTTCCCATCAGAGGAGATCCAACTGTGTACACGGACCTTTCCGATGCAAACGTGCTATTTCGCACGGCAAAAAAGATGACCTTAATTGCGTGCGAAAGCCTCAAATCTATCCTGGGATTTGGAATATCCGTAGGCGTGTACACGATGGGCTGTACCAACTGAACTTGCTCGATCAACATATCTCTAGGACTGCACGCCATGCGTTTGCGCTCGTCGTTTGAAACAATCGAATAGTTTGCCCAGACTTCTACTTTTGAAAGCGTAGGGGCTTCAGAATAGTCGGCCAAATCCAGAGTTGTCGGCACTCGTCGATACTCCGTATCACTATTATTTGTAGGAGTTTCCCCGATAAGTAGCTCATTCCAGTTTCTAAAACTAAAATTGATACTCATATCCGTATACGGAAGTGCTGCCGTAGGCAGAGCTAGGCCGCTGTCCCTGGAATAGAAAAAAGGAAGTGGAAGATTAAGCCAAGTTTCAGTAGGTTGAGCTTCCGTTAGAGAACCATTTGCAATACCCGGGTTAGTTTTGGACGGGGGGAGCTGGAAGTTCTGACCAACAGCGGGAACAACAGTGGGCGGGTCAGTAAGATCAATAAGATCTCTAGTATTTCCGATCATCATGTTGTACCCTGTTTGCTTTCCGGCGGGAACCGTAAATGCCGCCCACATGTCAAGATGGAAGCTGTCGAATTTTGCTACGACTAGATCGTTGCACGTAAGAGACACCTCTTTTACAAGATTGTGCATTAAATTTTGCACCCATCTCAGGCGAAGTAAGTTAGCATTTCCTGTCCTAGCAGTCACGTTCGGAAGAGCAACTCTAACCCAAGTATGCAAAAGGTAATCTCCAGCCCTGGAAATATTTACGGAAAACTCCTTGCCAAAATCGGCCTGCCCCTTAGCTACTGGAAGAATGACTGGCAATTGCGTGAACCACGAAGACTTTACAGTTGTTCGGACAAAATATGAAACAGAGGTGTCGCACCCGTATAGATATTTCTCCAGCTCATCGTATGTAGCCAAATCGATAAATCCAGATGTTAAATTTGCGGTGTATCTACTCATTTTGTTACTAAAATTTTTACTTTTAATAAATTTATTAATAAAATGTTCTCAACAACTTGTTTCACCGCTGAAAAAATGACCTTCATGATTCAGGTAGTCCCTGCAATATTGATAATAATATCTATAATCATATTTGGTAGCCGTCTCAAAAAAGTCGCAGATAAGCCCAAAACGCCTCCTGAAGGCGACAAGCCGAAAAATGCTCTATCGGCCGCTACCGCGGTAGTCAAAAAGAACAAGGGTGCAGTTGGACTCGTCTCGATTCTAACAATCCTTTACGCAGGGTTCCTGTCCTTTAAGAAAAATAAAGGTATCACGCTTAACGGAGCACTAGCCTCTTTGTTTTCTCCAAGATTGTACATTGTCATGATGCTCTCTACCGCTAAAAAATTCAGCCTTAACCACCTTCTTGGAAAAGGTGAATGGAAAAAGTGCGTGTCTACAGGCCTGCCATGGTGGTACTGGGTCATACTTGCAATCACAGTCCTTCCATTTATGTTGATAGGTCTGTTCGTGTAAATTTTTCTGACTTGTAATAAAGAATGATACTTACTCTCATCTCACAACATATAGGAAAGATACTAGTAGTACTTGCTATCTCGTCTATAATAGTTTTGGCAATATCGGACATGAAATCACCCCTGCTTTCAGGCTCTACGGCTGGATCAGCATCTAACAAAACGTACACTTGTAAATTAGTATGCACGGAAGATGTTCCCACACCAGCCCCACGTCGTCCAGTACCCCGTCCAGCACCGCGTCCAGCCCCCCGTCCAGCACCTCGTCCCTCCCCTCGTCCCGCTGTTGCTTGCAGTAGCGCCCTGCGCAGCGTTTACAATGAGTGTCTTGCCTCTAAAGATACAACATCCACATCGTGCGTGACTGCCATCCGCAACTGCGCAAATGCCCCAGCCCCTCGTCCCGCCCCGCGTCCAGCCCCTCGTCCCGCCGCACGCGAGTCTTACTTTCCAGAGACTCCGCTCGCCACCGGAAGAGAACAACTCAATAAAAAGACTGGACTACCAGCATGCAACAGGCGATAACTAATACCAAACTTGCTTAACAATTAAAAATATTTAATAAAATGAGCGCAAATCGAGAATCAAAGTTTGCTATTAAAGATGACTTGAAATGCCCTATCTGTGCGAGCCTGTACGTTAAACCAACTATTTTTGAGTGCGGACATACCATGTGCTTAGCTTGTCACTATAAACTGGACAAGTCTTCTACTTCTCCGACATTCGAAGCTCCTGTCTACAAATGTCCATTATGCAGGTACACAACTACTATTCCGTGGCATAAACGACCGTCTAATGTCGCGTTAGACAAAATATGCAAGATTATGTACCCTGAAGAGTATGAAGAACTTGAAAAAGTAGAAGCGAGATGCAACGACCTTACTAAGCGACTAAAGAAGCATGTGATCAAGAAAAATGGGATAAGCGAAGAACTTAAAAACTTAAATTTATCAGAAACGGCCAGCAACGCTCAATCTAACATCGCAGATCGCGTGTACGAAAAGCTGATGCCCATTTTTTCAAATGCTGCTATAGAAGGAAAAAGCTATTTGTCAATCGGGGAAAAAAAACTAGTATCAGACATAGAGGTATGTATACAACCGCTGTCGAAAAAATTGTTCGAGAATAATAACGTGTACAAAATTACATGCACACCTGAGGAATGTACGGTATATTTTTCTCAGTGTTCTACTCGTTGGGGAAGGGAATTTCGAAATGACAATCACACTGGTGAAGAACTGACAGATCAACAATTCCAAACTCCTCCACCACCGCCGGGTCCAAGACGACGCATAAGCCGTCCACTTGAAAGCATATTACTGGGTAGGTCTACCTTTGAAATTCCTTTGACTTAAAATAAATCTAGGCTATAATCAGAAAATGAAAGCAAGTTGGAAAACTGTGCCGTCAGCATGGAAAGAAGATCCATCTGACGATAAGCTCGTATATGTAAATTGTAATAGGAGATGCAATTGTGTTCTTAAAAAAATTAAAAATTGCGATGAAACGCATACCTCTTATAAATATTCTCCTAGAAAAAAAGCTGGAGTTGTAATGACTACAAAGGACTTTGGAAAGTTTCTAATTGTGCAATCGAGAGGCAGGTTGTGGGGAGTGCCCAAAGGTGGCATGGAACCAGGTGAAACGCCCAAGGAATGCGCTTTTAGAGAATTTAGAGAAGAAACTGGAGTACTCGTTGATCTGCGCAAGTTTGATATTTCTACGGAGGTGACCGTAAACACCGGAAAATATTTCTGTATTCATAATCAAATTCAACACCCTGTCTGTTTGGAGGACGAATTTGACTCTACCGGAGTAGGTTGGATAACGCGACAGTGCATGCGAGATTTCGCAAAACGAAAGTTAATCAAATTTACATCTGATTTCAAAAAAATACTAGATGTAATCTAAACAATACTCATTTTTTAGAAAATGAGTACAGAAAATCACAAATCATTAGCTCAGAAATACCATGCATCTAGAGACGTAGAGGCAAGCAGAGCCCATCACCAACAAAGCAAACCGGTCGAAGAAGCACACGGTTCTTCGGGAGATATTATCAAGTCTGTAGTGTTGGGAGGACTAGACGGAATTATCACAACATTTGCAATAGTATGCGCAGTAGAAGGCTCAGATGAACTCGGGTCCAAGGTTATTATTCTTATGGGAGTTGCCAACCTAGTTGCAGACGCCATTTCAATGGGACTTGGAGACTACCTGAGCGAAAAGGCCGAAAACGAGTATGTGGCCAAAGAACAAGCAAGAGAACAGTGGGAAATGGACAATTTTATAGAAGGTGAGATATCAGAAATGGCGGACATCTATGTAGAAAAAGGGTTTGCCCGCGGAGATGCACTCGAAATTCTAAACAAGATGGTCCTGAATAAACAATTTTTTCTAGAGCACATGATGGTAGAAGAGCTAGGATTTATGCCTGTGGACCCAAATGCACAGCCCGCTAAAAAGGGTGCAGTAACCTTTCTCTCGTTTTTGACATTTGGGAGTGTACCCCTCGTAGTCTACATAGCTTTACACGATACAATGGATACTCATTTCGTTTTTATTATTGCTAGCGGGGCAGTTGCATCTACATTATTCGGACTCGGATGTCTGAAGGCCAAGCTTATTCAATCCAGAGGATGGGAGATCGTCAAAAGTGGTTGTGAAACTCTCGGACTGGGAGGACTAGCGTGTGGGATGAGTTACCTAGTTGGATGGGGACTTGAGCAAATTTTGGATGTCACAGGATGTTCTTCTTAAATTTTTAATTTTTTTAAAATTAAAAACTAATTTAACCAATTTCCAAGCTGTTCTTTGGCTATATTTTTTCCTATAGATTTGACTTGCTCCATGCCTGCATTCATAACAAAACTGGCCATAGATTGGATTTTGTTGTACACGTACCATATGAAAATTAGAGTTAGCACGCTTGTGACTGCGCTTACAATTAACAAATTTCTATTCAACTGACGTTCTTTTTTTAGTTCATCTTTCTCAAGTTCCATTTTTATTAAGTCCGAGCTCATTTATTTATTATTATAAATTTCTTGTAAATTTTACAGCTGTCATCAAGAACCATCTCCGAAAGTAGTATGCTCTTAACGCGTATGGCAAAATTGAGTTATAACATGCCATACGCGCCCAAGCTTTCATCCCCATTTTTTCTTGTTCTGTCCACGTCTTCTTAGCTGTCGGCAGAGACGGAAATAAT